AACATACGGCTTACCGCACTTTGAGCAACAACCTTTGGCTGATGTTCCGGCGAGTATGCAGGGTTCAGTCAGTTCTTCGGGAAAGACGGCGAAGTGTGCGCCTTTGTAGGGCTTCGGATTCACGCGCCATACGCTGCGTTTGTTGCGCCCCCCATTACGCCCTCCTAAAGTGCCGAGGTTCTTACCTGCGGTGAAATTATCAACAGAACGGTTGTTAGAAGACTGCCCCTTCTCTTTTCGGACAGACCATGTTTGCCCTTCAGCATCCGGTCTTGCGTCTGCGTATGCCTCCCGTATAGCGTCTGCATCATATCTATACTTAGACTGCTTCGCGAAGAGATAGATATATTCATGCGCTTTCGTGCAGCGGTCTTTCACGCTCTCGGGCATACAGGAATCCTTCGCCCAAATAATGTCCTGTCGGAGATACCAACCATCGGCTTGAAGCGCGAGCGCGGTTCGCGCCGGTATCATGCACAGGTCTTTTTGTTTGAGGCTCGCGAGTCGCGTAGGGCCATACTTAGGCTGACCGTCTTTGAGGCCACCCTTAGAGTAATCGCCGCCGGCTCCGCCGGAGCCATTGTAAGAGTCACCTATGTTCCACCATAGCGTACCGTCATCACGCAGAACGCGATGCAACTCATGGGCAACCTTGCGAACCCAACAGATATAGCAGCCGTCGCAGGGTTCTTCGCTGCGCGCCCATGCGAGGCAATCATTGTTATTTTCAAGCCCACCCTGTCCTTCGTGGCCGTAGTCACGCAGACCAAAATACGGGGGAGAAGTCACGATACAATGAACGCTTTTGTCGGGCATGGCCTTGAGAGCATCGAGGCAATCACCTACGATGATTTCATAGGCTTCTTTCTCGCCCGAACCATTGGGTGATTGTTCTTGCACACTCACTACATACACCCCTTATTTTGATGGGTTTATTTTTTTCTATCTCTTCTCTCGTCGGGAACATTTCAAAACATACAACGCATTTACGCCAACGCGTCATAGAAGCCCCGCCTGTAAAACAAAGTCGCCTCCTTCAAAACGGATGAGAAGACGAATCCCCTGCTCAAAATCGCGAAAATCATAGAATTGAAGAACGACCTTGCCCTTGATACCACGAATGGCGTTATCAAGACCACCTTCAACCGTGACCTCAAATGCTTCTTCGGCATTCTTTTCATCGGAGAGCAAAGTCACCGTCTGTCCTTTCAACTCGCCGCCAACAGACAGACTTAGACCATCATTAGAGCATTTAAAGGTGTATCTATTGAGCATCTGTCCGTTAATCGCGTCACAGGAAAGAGCATCGCGTAGGTCTTCGGCATCAAGAGTCCATGTCGCGATAGGCCCTCTCGTTTCTTCGGTCTTCGCGATGAAGTAGCCATCGGCGCGAATCTGCTCGGCTCTCGCGAGCGACTTAGCCTCCCACTCACCTATCGTGTCGCGACTATGCGGGAAAGCAAGACCTTCAAGGTTAGCCGTTAGTGTCGTCTGTTTGCCGACACTCTTAACGCGAATACGGTCTTTGTCGCAGGCAAGGCGAACGCGCTCACCATGAGCCTTCAGCACACCGAGCAGACGGTCAATATCGGGAATAGGTATAGTCGCTTCACCTTCACCGCACTCGGCGCTGAATCGCGATAGGCTCGTCTTACCATCGCGTACGAGGCTCGTTGTGCTTACCTTTCCACCCTCACAGCGCAGAACGCAAGCCATGACTTGATTCTGCCTCTTTCCCATGATATGACATTTACGCTGCGTGCGCCCGAGTAAAGACGACAGGCTCTCTCTTCTTATCTCCATATACCTACACACCCTCAAAGTCCATTTTAACCCTTCGCAATCTGCCGCCTGTCTGCTTTCGTATGTCAATAGGTGTGAAGCCGTCGGGGCATTTCACTCTCCCCTTTCGTATCATACCCGAAAGAACAGCAGCGCACGATTGACAGTCGGCTTTCGCGTCTTCTTCGCATTTAGTGTAGGGGGGTGTGGATAGAATACCCATTATGCCTTGACATAGTGGGGATATTTTGTCATCAGCAATACTGATTTTCATACCCCAATGACATTTATTGTTCTCTCCTTTACTGATAGGAAAAATACTGCTCATTTTTTCAGCCTCCATTTAGCCGGCTCACTACAACCATAGGTTACGGGGTTATCCAACTCTATGCGAGGGTCGTGCCTGCATATACCCGCTATTCTGCTGATAGTAGCAGAATAGAAGTGACTTTCTTCTTCAAGTGCCGAGAAAATCTCATGCGTCGTGATGCCCGGTCGCTCTTTGAGTAAGTCGCAGACCCACTTCTTAAGCCGTAGGTGTCTTTTCCGACCCGCCGTCATCATCTATCGCCTCTTCTTCTCCATGACCCCATGTCAAGAAGGGTAAGCCCCGCCATTCGACGGTTCCATCCTTCACTCGGAGAATGTCATGGGTGGTTCCGAGATGCTCCATGTGCCTGCCCTTCATCTCTTCAATGGAGCAGCGTACCACCCACTCTCCGTCTTTGAGAGAGCGGTCAGCCTTAACTCCGGCTGCAATATCGCCTTTCTGTGTGTATCGCGTAAGCCATATCTGCTGACTGAAGAGTCGCTTTGTGCCGTTTTCCCACTCGGGCTGTTCACCAACTTTCATTAGTCCTTTCTGCCCGCTGCCTATATCCATAAACTCCTTTATGTCCTTTAGATGAAAGGTATAGGCCACGAATTGCACCGGCAACTGATGAAAGCGGTTGATTACATCGCGAAACAGACGGTTTCGTTCTCGCCACTCCTTTTGATTGAAATTATCGCCATCGCTCTCGATTACGCCTCGCGAAATCAACGATTCACGCATAGAGAACTCGCACCATTTGAGGAAAGTGGAGCCACCGTCGAAAACGACAGCACCAATCTCGCCTTCGCGACACGCGTCACCGATAAAATGCACGAACCATGACGCCTTATCCATGAGTGCCGACCAATTGGTCGTGTTATCATCATTGAAAATACTCGCATCCATCTCGTCAAAGAGGGGGATAACCTGTATGTTCTCATCGTCACCATAGTTATGCTCGATAGTCTGTAATGCGCTATTGTCAATGTCAATGACAACAATTTTCGCGTCGGGGCCGATAGCCTGTCGAGCAAGGTCAATAGCGAGTCCGGTCTTAGCCGTGTTTTCTTTACCTACGAGAGCGAGGCGAACAGGCGCTCGCTTATCCCTCGGCTTTGTGAAGAGGTCACGGTAATATCCGGCATCATAGACAGGCTTCGCTGTCTTAGCACCACCGCTCGTAGCAGACGCTTCGCTCTTTGCTGAAGCCCAACTACTCACTCATCCCACCCCTCGGCTCCGCCTTCTATGTCGGCAGCAGGCTCAATAGCATTCACGCACCACCACCCCGATACATCGAGGCGCAAATCATCGTCACGCGTTCTCCATGTATTGCCGACAACTGCAAGGAGTGAACCCACTCCGAAGTTCACTTTGTCTTCATGCTCGGCGGGAACGAAGAGGTCAATTGGCGCAGCGAGGCTCGTCAAATCGAGGTCGCCGACGGTCACAATATAGCCACCGTTCTCTCTCGGGTCAATATGACAGACTTCAAGCAGACAGCCGCATAGGTTATCCCACCGCTCCTTCTCGGAGAGGCCGTCGTAGTAGCCTGCAAGGGCATCAAGGCCACTAAGCCATGCTGCACCGAGCAAATCGGGCAGCACACCTTTAGCCTCGCCATCGTCGGCATCAACCGGAGGCGCTGTGAAAATAGTCGCGAGCGTTGGCTTCTCGGTGAGTGTCGTCACTCCCGCTTTACCGTAGGCAGTATTGTTTTTACCGCCGCGTAGGGAAATCTCGCATGGCGTGAAGGTCGGGAATATCGTCTTTGCGAGCGCATCCGAGGTCTTGACAGTAAGAAGCGTAGGCTCTTTACCGCTGCCCTGCTCTCGCCCGAGGAAAAGAGAGGTTCGCTCCAACTCTTGCTGTCGGCGGGCCTTTCCATATCGGAAATTATCGCCGCCACTCGGGAATGTTGGGCTGCTCTTATTCGCGATTGCATAGAAGGCCGACCCATCATCGAGATTCATACACTCATCGGGCAAATCGCTGACATTCATTGTAGCGGTTCCCTCTTCAAACATCTGCCGTGCAGACAAAGACGGATTGTGCGTCTTGAGCCATCCACCCGATACATCGTCACGCTCAAACAAAGTGATTAGACCTTGTGCTACGAGATTCTCTCTCGCTGCTGCATCAAGAGTATTCAACTGCTTCGCCAATTTACCATAGGTCAATTTACCCCAATCGCGATATCTCGGCACGCTGATGAACATACCCTCATAGACGGTGCATCCCGACCTCTTCAATCGACTCTCTCGTAGGCGAATCTGCTGCGCTGCTACTCTAAGCGTCATCAAATCAGCATCTTCTTGCGATTTGCCCGCTGCGAGAAGCGCGCTGTTCTGCTGCGCCTTCACCTGCTCATGCTGCGAGAGCAATTCACTTACTCCGCAGCCTACATTCTTTGCTACTCTTTCCACAATTTCTCCATTCATTTTACTCATTCTCCCGTTCTGTTCGGACATTCTCTCCTAACTTCAATGTCGGTATAAACCCACCGCTACTCGCATAGCATCCTCGTAAAGTTATGGAGAACCATAGACTCATCAACTCCTTCGATGAGGTCGCGTTCGGCTTCTATGGCCGCTTCAATGACTTGCATTTTTGCTGCCTGTCGTGCCGGATTAGATACTGCGTATCGAAAGACGGAGCGTATCGCGTCACGCGGGCGACCCGTCAGCAGACATACCGCTTCATCGAGTGACTTCTCTAACATAGTAAGCCGTAAGAATTGTTCAGCATCCACTTCATCAACTTGCAGACTCAATGTAAATGCTTCGCGTTGCTCGGGGGGGAGATGAGCAAGTGTCTGCAAAGCACCAATCGCATTTCGTAAATCGCCTGTATGTCGGGTGACTATACTCCGAAGGTCGGTCTCCGTAACCTCCGCCCCCTCCTGTGATGCTATATTCGCGAGCCTCGCGAGAGCGAGGTCATCATCTATCGGCTCAAAGGTTCTCACTTGACATCGCGACTTGAGATAGGGTGTGACTTTGGATAGGTCATTTACCGTCAAAATAAAATAGGCATTTGAGTCTTCGATAACTCCTTTGAGCGCGTCTTGCGCGTGGGGAGTGATGCGGTCTGCTTCATCGAGAAGGAAAATGGTTTCGTTCTGTCCTGTTCGCGACATAGGGGATATGTCTTCTTCGACAAACTCAATACCACGCTGTCGCTTACTGCTCGCGTTGAATTGATGCAGGGTATATCCGAGAGTATCAGCAATAAGACGCGCTACTGTTGTCTTTCCCGTACCTGCCTCCTTTGAATGAAATATGTAATTCTGCATGGGTGCTTCACCGGAGAGAATCGCGCTTATCTCGGACATAATTACCTCTTGACCGATAACGCCGTCGGCGCTGCTCGGCCTATGCTTCTCCCACCAAATCTCACGCATTAATACCACTCAAGAATACTATTCATTTCGCTTACTGTTCGACTCACTCTATCCGAGGGTATGGGCGAGAGAGAACATAGGTCATCGAGTGTTAGACCCCACTCCGTAGTGTATTCTCCACTATCCACACCTTCACAGATGCAGCGATTATACGCGCAGAAGGCGGCTGCCGCTGCTACTATTGCCTTCGGCGTTGGAGTGAAGGCGGGTGTGTTAGAGCATCTCTTCGCCGCGTCTTGCGCCCACTCTAAGAGTCTGTCCGACAATAAAAACTGCTCTTCGTAGTCTTTTAGTGTGGGCAGACGCCCAAATACCGTAGGCATTTAATCACACAACCCGATATGAAAATCATGCAGACCATAATAGATATTGAAATCATCCGTCTTTTCTATCTCGCCGGCTGTCTTGAGAGCCTTAACCCACCCTCTCATGTATGAGAGAACCCAACGGGTATGAGGCCACTCCTGTATAGGGTCAGTAATGATGATATGATGAACCAATTCAAGAACGCGAGTCACAAATACCTTCTCCTTTGCAGTAGCAAGACCGAGTATAGACGACCAAATATCATCGGTCGATATACCAATAGGTGCAAGGGGGGAATCGCCCATCATCTCTTCGTCGTTTTCAAGTAGGGGTTTTAGGCCCTCAAGTAGCAACTCACGCTGCTCTTGCAGAATATCGTCGCGAAGGCTCAATCGCCCACCCCCTTTCGCGGTGCCTTTACGCTTATCTCCGCCGCAATTAGATTTATGGCTGCGGATTTGAAGCAGTCGAAAACCTCTTCTTGTTTAATGTCATTAGTAGCAATACGGAAAACGCGATTTTTATTGAGTGCTTCGTATAGAGTCTGCTCTTCACTAATCGCCCTCTCACTCGGATGAGAGAGCGCAGATTCAGTAGCCCCCCTTGAATAGAGAGTCTGTTCATCAGCAAGTAGGCGTATAATAACGCCCCCCTTTCTAAGAATAGAAGCAATCTCATTCGGATAGCGTACATCATCAATCACGACGACTTCTTCATCAGCGATATTAGACATCAAATCATCCACCCAATAATCATCCCCATTGAATACGCGACGGCCATGACCCCACGCTTGAAGGAGTGTGCGAACAGACTCCTTTCCAAACTCGCTCTCCATACTCTCCCATAGAGCCGGTCTATTCTTTGCGTGCGTTCCCTTGAACCACGCGTTAGCCAACTCCCTTCTCACACCATCAGCAAAAGAATGAACCGGCCACCCGTAGGTATGGTTCAGTCTGTTCGCGAGGCTCGTCTTTCCACTATGCGTCTTACCTGCTATTCCAATTATCATTTCATCCACTCCTTTAGGGTCTTCATACCCCGCTCCAAATCATTCATTCTATTCTCCATATCCTTTACCTTCTTTCTCTTCTTACCGATTTCATCGGGGAGGGGGAGATGCTGACCCGTAGCGTAGCAGACAGGGCAGGGGTCTATGTCGCGAATATCGCCCGTCTTATTCGTGAAACGGAAAACGACGCGACCTCCAACGGCAGCATACTCCGAGAAGCAGCCCCACCAATTCTCACCCCAAAAATGATTGTGTGCGCTCTCGCAGAAATAATCGTAGTAGCCGTTGCCGTCTGCGCGTATATGACGCATAGACCTGCATATAACGGGCGGCGTATAATCAGCAGGTGGTTCATCCGGCCCCATCATAACCACTCCCACTTTATCGGGTCTGTCTGCCCGCATTCTTTACACACTAAGTTATCGGGTGAATCCACTCTCTCCCACCATATTTTACCACAGGTAAGACATTGTGCTTTGATTTCGTCTTTCATTCATACCTCTCCATAGCCGCTGCAATTAACTTCTCTTGCTTTTCAGTATCAAGTTTAGACCATATACGAGCAGGGTCAGTCGCTCTTAGATGCAGATACGGAGCAACATATTCGCGTCGGTGCTGCTCCATCGCGTCATAGGTCTGCCCGAATATAACCCACAAAAACTCATCCCTGCTCGCATTCCATAGGAACATGAGTAGGTTATTCGCAACCTCTCTTTCGTATGTCATGCTGATGCCCCCTTCTCTTGATAGTCGGGATGGTCTTTCGGCAGACGGTGGAGGCGGCGAAGCATCAAGTTGCGTAGGAGTTGGAGTGCGCTGCGAGCGCCTTTGTCGAACCTCTCCTTCGCTACTTCATCTCCCTCCGGCACCATCTCCATGACGACATCGGATATATCCACTTCGTTAAGGATATGTCTAAGGATTTCATACTCAACATGGGGAACCGTCTTTGCTCGCATCAAATTAGCCACGCCAAAGGGGGTATTAAAACCCGACGCTACCGACAATGAAAACAGACCGAGCATCCCGTAGGGAACAGACGATAGCGCCCGCATATATCGCATCTCTCGGCTCTCTTACGCTGACTCGTTGTCATACATGAGGGCGGGCGCGTAAGGAGAATATGTTCCTTCTTCTGTATTAGGTCACGGTCGATGTCAAACGCCATATGAAATGTAGTAGCACCCGCGATATTCTCCACCTTCACGGAGCCAACGCTGATAACTTGAGTGTTTTTTGATAGTAAGGATGAGAGGCTCGTATCACTCGGAACCTCCCGTATGCCCCTGTTCTTATGCAGAAGAGAAGCCAATTCATTACGCGTCATCGGCCCATGCTCCCATAGTAAATCAACAATAATCCGCCGAATACGGCGATTGTTAGCACTCATATAAAAGCGGGTCGCGAAAAAGGTATTTTAACTTTGAGTGACCTATTGGTCTTGATACATTGACATAGCGACCCCGCTATCAATCCCACTACCCTCTCTCCTTGCCTTAGTTCGATATAGAGCATGGATAAAACCTATCGCATATTGCGTTAAGACATACGCAACGCACAGACCCAAAAAACAAAAAAGACTTTGTGTCATACCCAATCAATCCCTTTTTGTCTGCGTTTTTTGACACCCTTTGGTAGTGCATCGGGCTGCTTTGTGCGAACCTCGTTGGCTACTTCGCGACTTAGGTTGATTATCTGCTCGGCATATATGTCACTCTCACGACAGCCTTCGGGCATATCAATAGCCTTTGCTGACTTCTTCGGCCATTGAACGCGAGCGCGTATGGGTTCCACGCCGTAGGTAAGGAGCGCGTGCGTATATTCATCGGGCAGCATAAACGCGACTCGCGACAATGAACGCCATAGTCCTATATCTCCTATATTGACACGCAAGAACGCGAACGCGAGAGGTATAGGCAACTTCGCGACTTCGGGGCGCGCTCTATCTCTATCGCGCCAACGAAGCATCGCTTCGGTCTGCATACGGTAATCTCTTTTTTTCTTCTTGAGAGAGGGGTCAATCACTACTACTTCTTCACTCTTAGCCGTGAGTGTCGGCAGACGCGATAGAATAACAACGAGCCGATAAGGCACGATAGCCGCCCATCTAATAGCGTCGGCCTCGGTGAAACGCTTCGTATGTAGGATATAGGTTGTATCGGGAGCAGTAGGGGGATATTGCATCTCGCCCCGCATAACCACAAAATTACCTTCTCGATATCGCGAATCGTCGTTTGATAACACAACTATACCCATTCCACCACGCCTCATATTGTCTATCGTATGTTCGCAGACCACCACAGTATTTCCCATTGACAAAATGAGAAGGGCCAACAGTCCATTTGATGACGCCGCATTCGCGACACCGCCTCAATGTTGCCCTACTTCGACCACGCCGACCCATTCATCATCCACTCTCCGATATTCCTTAATGGCCTTACCCTGTCGCTGTCGCGATTCAAGTAGGCCGCGAGCCTCAAGACGGCGTAGCAAATTACCTACACCATATACGCTGATACTACAATGCGTCTGCGGTAGGTTCTCAACTGCCTTTGGGTGTAATTCATTCGCGGAGAACCATTCACTTAGGTTCCATTGAGCGACGGCCTTTCGTACCGTCGCGTATCTGTACGCTTTAGACATCTCTAACTCCCCATAGCATCCTTCTTGACCCATGCGTCTGCAAACCACACGCGATAAATCGTGGGTCGCGCATGATGAGCGAGGAAGCGTGCAACACACTCTTTGGAGAGCAACACTTAGCATTCTCAATCGGCGTTCCGTCAAGGAGTGTAGCGTGGTTAATCATCTCTTCAGTAGTACATGGTCGGTCTATATTTTTAGCGTAGCGATACATCGCGTCACGCATTAGACGATGTTTTATTTTCATTATACTCTCTCCCTATGCCGCAATTTATCTCTATTACAGGTCTTACATTTACCCGTCTTCGGGTTATACCATCTGCTGCCACACCAATTACACTTCATCGTCTTCATCGCCTCCATCAAACGGGTCTTCTTCGATAACCCATGCCATGAATCGTTTCCATTGATGAATTGAAAGGCCCCATATCTCACGAACATTCTTTGGGGTGATAGGATAACGACCGCTATACCATTGATAGCCTGTGATATGCAGCAGACAAATGAGGCCGTCATCCCTCATTTTTTCTATGAGAGAGGGGAATGAAGAGAGAGGTATAGGTCGCGCAATCAACTGATTGAAATGCACACGCCACTTTACCTTCTCCCCTCTTTCACTCTTCTTCATTGAAGTCACTCTCCTTGACGGCGCTACCACAGACGATACAACATAATTCGGAATCCAATACCCGAAGGAGAAGGTATGATTTACGCCAATGCTTATCGCACCACTCACAGAACCACCAATTACTCATCGTCTATCACAAACTCCGCATCATATACATTAGAAGGCGCTCGCAAAGACGCGAGTCGTATTTCCATCGCGTTCAGCAACTCGGGTCTATCGCGTAGGACATCAACGATAACTCCCATAACCCCATCAACTCTTTGCTGCGCGAGAAGCAACTGACTATCAACGCCAATCTCCTTCTTCAATTGACCTATCAACTTGAGGGATGAGTTAGCCTGCGACACCAACTTAGTCGCTTCGGTAATCCATTCGCGACTGATACCTTCAGCATCCTTCTCCCTCTCCCATTCATCGAGCCATGTCTGTATGCGCCCGAATATATCGGAGGCCATGTCAAGCGTAGTAATGCTTTCACTACGGAGATACTCAATTTCGCGAGCCTCTTTTGGGTCATAGTCGAGATGATGCGATATATGCTCTTCGACTATGCCGGCAGGCCACCCATGCTTTGCTTCAATGTAAGCAGGCGTCACCTTATCCTTGAATATATCCAACTCTAAATCGCGACGGTCGGCCATATTACACAAAGGACACTCGGGGGATTCAAGCACCCACCGCAGGGCCGCAGCAGACACAGGGTCAATCTGTTCATCGTGCAGAAGCCGCTGCTCGATAAGCCATTTACTTTTCATCCTTAATCCCCCACACAATGTTTTTTCCTTTCGCTCCCAACAGGTAGCGTATAGTCGCCCGCCCTACGATTTTAAATCGCCCATCCTTCATTAGTATTTGTGAAAGTGTAGTGGGTGAGGGCATCTCATGGTAGGGTTTACCCCTATGGTTCAAGGTGCGCTCCGTTATCTCAATGGCTGTCATCGGGCCTTGTTCTTCGATGGTTCGATATGCAGCATTCCTAATTGATACATGGCGCTTAGACATTCTTTCCACCCCACTCGTATTCGTCGCGCTCATGCGCGTTAGCAGCGAAACGACACACGACACCCTTGCGCCCCGGCCTCTTATCGCGACTCGGAATAAACTCACGATACCAATGCTGCCCTAACAAATTGTCATCAATCCAACGCTTCGCGCTTTGGTAGTCACCCATTGTCACCATTCGCGATACCTCCTTAATTAACTGACTCTTCGGCAAATCACTATCCCAAAAAGTAGTCTTCATTAGAGCGAGGTCGGAATCCATTACGCGACGCCGCATCACAAGACTCGTATTGAGAATGTCTTGAAGCCTGTCATCCATTTTTACTTCAAGCACTTCTCCACCCTCGTAAGTCGGCTGCATCATAGCGTAGCCAATCGCGAGCCTGCGAAAGAGGTCAGCCTCATAGGAGCGCACAGTATCACGCATAATCCATTCTTGAAGAGTGTCGTCAAACTTGACAGACTTCGGGGGATTAGTGACTGCCTCAAGCATACGGTGAATGAACCATTTTTGGAGAGTCAAAGTCTTCTCGGCTAACTCCGCTCGCTCCTTTCCTGTCACCATAGACTGTCTGTTCTGCGCTTCTTTGTACGCTCGCTCGCGCTCGGGAGTCATCTCAATATCAATGATGAAGAAGCGCCGGTCGAGGCCCGACTCCAACTCAAATCTCGCGGGCTGCGTGCCTGCCCACATCGTATATCGCGTAAAATACCGAACCCATCCATGCCTCATGCCCTTATTCACACGGCCACTATCGAGGCTCGTTAGCAACTGATTTTTCATATCGGTGCTATGCTCTTTGCGACTCGCTTCAACCATACTTGAAAACTCTTCAAAGCACAGGAAACCACCACAGGTCTCGCGAGCGAGAGGCCGGCCTACAATCTCCCCGTCTTCATTCACGGAGCCAAAAATACCTGCCTCGGTCGCGCTATTCGGCCCAATCATGGTTCGGAAACCAATGCCGAGGTCATCAGCCTTCGCGGAGTATAGCAGACCCGTACCTTCGGCACAGAATAAGTCGATGAGAACATTCTTGCCGGAGCCTTTCTGCCCGCGAATTAGGATATGCACTCGCGTATCAGCGAGTCTGCTCATCGGCGTATAGAAGGGTGCGTTTTCGTGACGCAAAGGACAGTTAGGGATTTTGAAATCATTCGGGTTCCCAAACTCGGGGTCGAAGTCACAGCGACTACATTTATTCAGCGTATTGAATATATGCGCCCCAATACTACACAGGAAAATTGGTAACTTATCGTCAACATCGACATAGAAGTTCGCGTCACAGAAAGCCTGCAAATCATCGAAGACATCGAGGCCCTTTTCGCTCTCCTTTAGACTCGGAGGTTTGGGCGGGGGTACGGGGGGATAGCCACTAAAACCAACTACTGAATCCTTCTCCATAGATTCCGCCCCCTGTGTATCGTCTTGCATTCCACCACCCCCTTTATTTTCAACTCATGTAGGTATCTGCCGAGCATCTGCGTCGTGAATTGTACGCGACCACCCATCGGATGATAAGAGCCTTTATCGAGGAAGTAGTCATACATGGAGCGTACGCTTATCCAATCGTCAAGTGCGCCTCCTTGTATGTACAAAACAAGACACTCGCGCTTTCGCTGCGCTCCCTTCTTAGTCATCCGAACATCGGCCCCTCGTTGTCGCCCTTATTTAGACGCTTCAGCAAATCATCTGCTATTTTCTCACCCATGAGCATAGCCTCACCTTCAGCCGTCTTAAACTCGGCATACGAAGTTCGCAGGTGTTTTTCATCGCATTCTATTCCCGACTCATTGAGGTAAGCCTTGAAAAGCATGATTGCATCCCATGACAGAAGAGAGTTAGAATCCCCTCCACTCCCTACAATGGTCGCCTCTCCACCGAAACAAGAGAACAACCATGTAAAGAGCCACGCGCACAATTCCATTCCCACGCGACCCTCCGGCTCAAGTATAGGTTGAACCCCTTCGGGGTTCATTTGATACACGAAGAAGTCATCATGCTCAAGTGTGGGTACATCAGCACCGAGGTACGCGTTTAGGTGTGCAGTCGTTAAGAAAGTCATACTTTTCGCGCCGAGCCTATGAGCAAGAGCGCAGGTATCTCTCGTTGGTTGATAGCAGTATAGCCATCCATTAGTAGTATTTTTTAGAAACCACGCCATAGTAGGCCATGATGCCGTAAAGACAATTAGTGTATTATCCACCACCCATAGAGGCCAACCCGCAGGCACGAAGTCATCAGCGATTTGCACCGGCTCTTCTTGATGCAACTTCGATAGTATCATTCCGATGGGGTCGTTCTTCTCGCCCGCGAGGGCGCGCCCAACTATGAAAGGGGTCGGGGATAAATCGCTTCGGTTGAAAACCACCACGCGCTCTATGCCCTTCGGTTTTTTACCATACCAAAGAACATCGGTTGCCTCACTAATACTCTCAATCATTCCGCAAGCCTCCTTGCTACCTCATCCCTCACGAATTGAGGCTGCTTATCAAGCCTTCGCAGGTGATGGCGGGTAGGGTCAAGGTATGGCTCGACTATCTCATCGAGCGACTTCGCTTCATATATTTTGTAATCGCGCTTTGTAGTGTAATCCACTATCGCGTCTTGCGGGGGGGATGCCCTTTCTTTACCCACGCAGACGAACAGACCGCACGCTCGTATGACCTGCGATAATTGCAGCATGGATAGACTGCCGTTTTTCCAACGGCATACGCCATTTAGACCCTTCTTCGCGATTAGGTGATTCATCATCTCGGCAGTATTCATGGAGCCACGCGAAACCACCAAAGGCCACAGTTCCCCCATGAGTAAAGCCCTACCACTTCTGTTCTTACCCATACATATTCCCACACACAGCGCCTACTTTTAAACCCCATGATACCCGTTCTATTCTTTTTGTATCGGGGAAAGAATACTAAAAGAATGAATGGAGAACAGTAGGTCGTCTATACTCTATTCTTTTTATTCCCATAAGGTATTCAAAGGAATTAGGCTCTCTATTCTTTAAGAATACCTTTAGAGAATTGAAAGAATACACGGTAAAAACAAGACCGAGAGCCTATCATTCTTTTTGTATTCCTTCTTACGCACAAAAAGAATGCGAAGAACGGAGCCATTCAATCTCGTCGCGCTCGTTGCTATACAGTAAATCACTCTCGGTTTTGAAGTGCGGCCATTCTCTCTCATCGGAGGTAAGGTTCGCGAGCAGGCTCACTATTTTTTTTTCTATCGAATCCAAATCCTTCTCTAAGAACCAACGCTCAATGCGTACATCTCCGGCAGGCCCCCGCGAATGAACACCGAAGGTCGCGATTGATTCCCCAATTCGCTGCACAAACACCAAATGCGGGCTGTTGCCGAAAACCAGCGTAGGAACGAAGCGCGTTCCTTTCGCGTCTTTGAAAGGTAGCATGGTCTCATACGCGAAGAAGGGTAGTGAGTGAAGCGGTGTGCTTTTCAATACCTCTTTTTCCTTGTGAAACATAACATCTGTCACGATAAAACCATCAAAGAGGGTAGCGCCACCTACGATAAGCGGGTGGCTAACCCCATCGCGATATTCGCCTTGTAAGGTTAGATACTCAACTGTGCTTTCATGCGTGAAGGATTGTATATCGCGAGTGAAGGGAATGAATGAATCCCCCTCAAAGAGCATATCCCCCTTCATGGCTGCATTGACCGCCTTTCGCGGGAGTGGGTCATCGGGAAAGAGCGCATCAATGAAAGACCAAACGCTGTCGTAGCCATCGAAGAGAATGGGGCAGTCATCAATCTCGATAATTAGGTAAGGTCGGAATAGTCTTTGACCCTTTACGCGACGCCATGCTGAAAACTCCCTTACCGATATGTCGCATGGTTTCGTTTGAAACCAACAACCCATGAAGCGCAAAGGTCGAACCATAAATGAAAGAGAAGATGTAGGGTTTTTAGTTTTTACCGCTGAAAGTAGGGTGGTCGCGCCGCTTTTTACAGCGGTAAAAGGGCAAGAAGGCGGAACACAAAAACCGCTGCTCTATGTATGATGAATATGGTATGGAGGTAAGGTGAGCAAACCCTCGCGACCGTAAATCCTACTTTCGTACCTCCGATATTTTTTCTTTGCATCGCGTACAAAGAATGATGGGCGAACCTTCGCTGATTGTATCGTGTGCGCGACTCATTTCGCTGAATGAGTCGTCATTTAATCTGCTAATCCCTAAGAGTATCAACCTCATAGGTGTCGCGCCGTAGGTTGTTAAAGCGTTACGCGACACACACGCAGACCCGCAGGTTTGACACTCTTCTAAATTGAAGAGAAGTATGGAGCCGCCCGCTTCATTCTCCTTGAAATGAGAGAATCGCGACGCAGCGATTTTCAAATCATACATCGTTCCACCATCCCTTCGGCGCGTGAAAGACTCTTACTTCACCCTCGTACATACCTCGCTCCCTTACGGGAGGATTCCACGCGTCGGCATCAGCGTTAGGCGGGTGGTACTCTTCACAATTGAAGGTCGGATTTTCCCGTAGGAAAAGAATAGGTGCGCGCATCTCGATGCTATCACTCATCAATACTTTTTCTTCGGTGGCTTCTGTTAGCATACCCGCTCGCCGCAGGTTGAGCAGAAGCCACACGGCTACGCTATCGGCTTCTTCGTACATGAGACCTTCACACTTCACCGTATAGGATTGTGCGAGCCTCGGCTACGATTCTCGGCCACTCATCACCCGAAGGTGGTTCTTCATACTCAACGATTGTCTTAAGCAGACCGACGCTGCGCTTCATGGTAGGGAGGGCAATAGCCAACTCCGTTAGAGCGGTCATCATGGCGCGCTCGACCGTCAGTATGTTCTCAACCATCGGAGAGACCCCAATCTATGTTTGATTGCTTCATTATTAGGTTGATAGCCTGTGCAACCTTCGCTTTGAAATCACCAATCATTATCTGTTCTTCGTCGTCTGTTTTTTCAGCCGTCAAATAATGTATCATGGCTTCATCGCATAACATACGCGCGTATGTAAGTACGGATAGCACTTCGTCATCACGGATTTTCATTCGTCATCACCTACAATATCTTTCATCGTGTCCGTAAGTGCCGCAAGGGTTCCCTCGGCTACGGCGCAGGCTCCCGCCATCGCGCCTCTCGTCTTTGAGTTAGGGTTCTCCAAATACTCCATTGTCGTCTGCTGCATAGCCATTAGTGAAATCGCCACTACACCGAAGGCTTTCTGTGTATCGAATAGAGCGATACCACCGCCCATATTCAACACGGTCTCCTTCGCGTTTTCTGCTGCTTCTTCAATTAATTTTTTAACTTCTTCATCCATTTTCTCGCCTCATATTTTCCTTACTAAAGGGTGCTTAAAAACCTTATTCTTCTTCACTACCTAATAGTAATTTGATGAATTGTTTTTCGGGTTTGCCGGTGATGGCGTCTGTAATCGCTCCCATCATATACTCAACGCTGCGAGCAGCGCGAAGGGCTTCGTTCTCCGCTGTGACTTTTTCCTCGGGTTCTTCATAGATAATGATAGCGTCACCTGTGATACGATACGGGCCTCTCACTTTACCCTCATTCAAAAATACGGATGCGCCTATATTGTATTCAAGCCCGATAAGCAGACCCTCTTCATTTACGATGCAGTCGCGCATGGTCGCCATACGACCATCGGGCAGAAGGAATGTTTTACCATTCACGCGAGGAACATACTCTATGAGCGCCCCCGTCTGTTCGTCACCCGCTACTATTCGCTGCTTTTCCTCTAAAGAGAGCGGCCACTTCAAATCCCGCGCTGCTCCGCTAACCTCAACTACTATCGCTTTCGTACTCATTTTTTTCTCACCTAATCCACCTTAGACAAAGGGTGCTTAAAAACCCCACGATTTTTACTCCCTACGGGAGAAGGTTATTTTTTGCTACAACATAGAAAATAATAAGCCCGCTCGACATAACAAAAATTAGCACCGGCAGGTATGAGTTTTTTTTACCACAGACAGGCTCAACCACGCGCCACGCGCTACACAACCATTGAAGAGGTCGAGAAAAACGAACAGCCCAAATACAATCATCAATCACGCGCAGTAAGCGCATAGACCGAGAACACTCCATTTGTCTTTTCATGGCTTCGCTCCCTCTTTTTGATGCGCGCTGCTGTATATTCATGCGCGAAAAATCTCTTCATCAGCGTCAAACGGCGATTCTTTGCTGAAGAGCCACGATAAGTCAAGTGTCCACGACGCGACGCTGCGAACCTGCTGAATGGCAAACGCGAAAGCGATATATGCTTCAACTTCTTGCTGTGTCCACTCATTTATGTTCGCGAGCCATTGGAGAGCCTGTCGGCCTGCACCTACACGCAAAGCGCGCCCGATATGTTTAACTTGATGACAGAAAGGACAAAGCGCGATAACCCCAATGAGTCTTTGAGTATTTGTTTCGTCGTCATATTCCCATCTCTCATGACATTCGACCGCGTGTCTTCGCCGCTGCTCAAGACCACTCCCGCCGCATATCTCGCAGATATGGCCGGCCTTCTCGTAGCAATCGCGCCGCAACTTATCCCATTTACTAACCCTTAGCGCACTTCGGAGGTTACTGCCCCATTGTGTACTCGGCACTAACTCGATGCTTAACTTCGGCAGCATACCATTACTTTCTCAACCTCTTTTTTTTAACCCTTCGGTAAAAACCCGACATCTTACGCATACGAGCGCGTGCGCGCTGTCAGCCTGTGACCGGGATTCGGTGTCAACCTTGACATCGCGATTCACCCCTACGGGGTGTGACCTACATACGCTGTGTAGCCACGCGCGTACCGCAAAGCGGTCACTCGGGCCATGATGTTCGCGAGAACAGCGTCGTTATGACTCATTTCCGAGTGGATTTAATGCTTGAAACCCCCCCTCGATAGGTTGTTTTCGGCCTGTTCCGCGCTACCTGCTCGCGTGAGTGCAGTCTTTAGGAACGGGGGGTTTATAGGGGTCAGTAGTTTGAGATTGATTGGTGAGCAAAATGAGAACGAAAGAAAAATGCAAGCGTGACGGCCATAAATGGAGTCTTATACGGATTGATACATACATAGATGATGTCGGGGAGGCGGTGCTTAAATGACATTAGCAGACGCCATGCGCGAAGTGCTTGATGATATGAGCATGGAGTATCGCGTTGATGATTTGCCCGAGGGAACGGGAACGGCATTCGGTATCGCCTTGCCTTCGGGTGAGGTTGGTATGTATCTGCAAGCGAGGGAATCAGCGGAGCAATTTTCAATTATCTGCGAGGTCGGTAAGCGAGGCGGTGCAGCAGCCCGCGATATTAGCCTTCTGTGCAGTATCGCGACCGATAACTGTTGCATCGGTGCATTTTATCCCTCTTCGACAGACGACGCGATTGAGTTTAAGTGTGGCTTTGGTTTGGGTATCATGCCTAATGGCCTATACGGAGCGGCACCTTTGCCCCCGAGTGATAGACTCAAGCGCATGATTTTCGATGCGCTTATCACGACGGCTTCAACTGTGGATGCGTGGCTCCCTGCTTTTAATTCCCTGCTTAGTGGCGAAGCCACGACAGCGGAGCAAGCGGTTGAGTCATGTTCATGGCGTCTTAACAAATCATCTTTGGTTGGTTTTGAAGTCAATGGTCGCGAATACGATTATGGCGGTGGCGATATGGATATAGTCACCCTCGGGGGTGAAGAAGAATGAGCGAAGTGCGATATATGGATTGCGCGAATTGTGGCGTTCCGTTCCCCTATGTAGTGGTTGTAACTTTCGTTTGTTCCTCTTGCCTTGATTCACTATGCGACGCGTTGAATAGGATAGGTGGTTGAATGATTGACACAGACAAATACGAAGGACACACACAGGGTCATTGGGCTACGACTACACGCAAAGGAACATGGGTGGTCTATACACAGGACAACGGGGATGTTGCTACCATGAATGATTATGAAGATGCGAAACTCATAGCAGACGCACCACTTCTCCTTGAAGAAGTTAAGAGTCTGCGTAGGCAAAACGCCGATGTCACGGCGCGTTCGATGGAGAGGCTTACGCGTCTTCAAGACCATAATATCAGCGACCCGGTGTATGAGCAAGAGTATGGAGTGGATGAATATACAGGGGAGGCGGTCGAATGAGTGACTACGACGGTGGCGACCAAGCCCATGCAGACCTGCTCGCAGAAACCGAAACGCTTCAAGAACGCGTCGATATGCTGCTGTGGCGTCTGCATACGGCGCAGGTTCATGCCCTTGCGTATGAAGAGGCGAAGACCGATGAAGCGCGAAAGCGCACCCTCGATATGCTGCTCACGGTTCTCGGCGCTCATAGATATTGCATGGAGAGCGAGGGCGACCTCGGGCGCAAGGCACTCGATGACTGCTCGACCATTCTCTCCGAGGCTTTTTCTCTTGATGACCGTAGTATTTTCGCGAGCGATGAATCATGGATGCCGGGTCTCGATTTTCCCGAAGTCAAGACGCAGCGCGACCTCGACATCGAAGAAGCCGTCGCGAATAATCCGCCTCGCTCTTTTATGTCGCGAGCCTTTGATTTTTTTAGGGGGGATGAGGGGAAATGACGCCCAAATTGGAGCAGATGATAGGGGCGGCGCGTGATGAGCGTTGCTATCTATGCGGTGGCTTCGTGAGTATGAGTGACCCATATACGCAAAGTCGCCAATGGGTCTCCGGTATTCCTTACACGACTCCATGCGGTGAGCGCGTTGAGTTGGCGGCGCATACGGGTTGTATATCGGAGAAAAAAAAACAGGCAATTAATGAATATCTAAAAAGTGAGGGTGAGAAAAAATGAAAACAGTCTATATCTGCGACCGCTGCGGTGATTTACTACGCGAAAAAGACGCTGAAATTGAACGCCTTCGCGAAGCATTAGAGTCAGCGGCTACGGTGGCGTTGGCGGCGGCGCGCGTGTGTGCGGCTGCGCGTGAGTAGTGCTTCTGTAATGTTGTGGTTTAAATAGGGTGGGCCTTTTCGGTGAATTGGTGAGAGATGATGAACCAACAGAACGGAATGAAATTGAAAGAGGGAATCGCATGACTACGATTCACGAATTGCTAACGCTCGTTGAGACCTGCGTAGGTGACGCTTTTATCAGCGGCGACCTTGAAGGGAAATATCCCGACGATATGCTAACCGAAATCGCTGATGGCTGCATTCCTGTATATTACTACGATTTGGCGCAAGTGCTTGCGAGTGACGCGTCGCTCGGCTTCGCTGGTGACTTCGGCCCCGTTGATGGCGAGTTGAGCGTATATCGCTTTATACAGATGTCGATATATGAGCGACTTAAAGAGAGAGCGCGTGAGATATACGAGCGACTTATTGAGAGCGAGTGTGAAGAAGAATGATTGATGAACGCGAATATGCTGACATGATAGGCCGAGGCGACCGCATAGACTCGCTACTTGACGACCTCGCCTGTGGTATAAACGGCAAAGCGAAGCATCGCGAGTTAGTGCGTGTGGTGAAGGGGATTCTCGACGCCTTAGAAGACCCAAAGAAAAAGGAGCCGTTGAAGGGTAGCGCGCAAGCGACTATTAGCCTTGACGACGGGGTTCTTCGCGTCACCTGCGAGCATTCTCGATGTTCCCGCGCCGGCCATGTTCTCATTGAGCGCGATATTTTTGAGGGCGAGTGGTCTGCTCTTTTCTCTATGCTTCGGGGTGACGAATAATGCCCCGCTGTCTTAGGTGTGGATGGAGCGCGAGCGTCTGTCAATGTCGCGAGGGGTGGTAAATTATGACTGATTCTCATACCTGCCCGATATGCAGCGGCGGAGTGCCTACGGATGAGAGGCGGGGTGAATACCCCGGCGCTCTTTCGCGATTCGACAACGAGCGTTGCATCTGCTCGGTGTGCGGGCAGGCGGAAGCACTACTCACGCCTTTTTTCTCGACCACCTACGGTCTCTTTATGCGTAAGGCGCAAGAGGCGCGCGATTGGCGCGAGTGGCGCAGAATCGTACGCATTTACAGGGGGCTTGAGTAATGTTTTCTATTGTAGTGGGTTCGCCTCGCGACCCTACGCCCCGGGTTCACGCAACGGGCTGCGCTGCATTTAAGCGCGAAGCGCGTGCATCCGGCGGGTGCTGCATGGGTGGTTTTTCTTCAGTTCGCGAGGCTGCTCTTGAATGGTGGTGCGACCATGTAGGCGAGGGCAGCATGAGCGAGCGCGTAGCGATTGCGAGCGTCGTCGTCTGCTCCTGTGCGCGTGACTTACCACAAAGTTAGATTTTCGCGACGGAAAATAACGCATCATTTACAAAGGGTCGGCCTCTAAGAGTTAATGTCCCGTCATACATGAATGGGATTAACAACGGAGGTAAAAACAACGATGAATATATGGAAAAAAGGCGAGTGGCGCGAGCCGACCGCAGACGAGTTAAGGCTCGGAGCGGTGCGGGTTCGCGACTATGAAACGGATGATGGAAATTATCGCTTGATGGATTACGGCGATTATAGACCGCGCTACGAGATGTTCGCCCCTACGGGGCGCAATTTCGGAGTGAATCATTCCTTCGTGGAAGCGCGAATTAAGGATGCTGAAGAACATATCAGCGAACCCCTTGACTCATGCGCTGACGCCGAGAATTGTTGCAGTTGCGACCTGTGCGGTTGCGATTACTGCCGCGAATACGATGCCGAGGTTGATGGCTTCATCGACCTTAGCGAAGAGATTTGCTGCGGGGTCGCGATGCTGCCTATCGCTTCGGGCGTCTATTGCGCTCGCTGTGGCGACTCAATACTCGCTAACTGAAACAGACACACAAAGACCGCCAAAGGCGGGAATCGAACACGGCTCGCGTCGAGTCACCCCTCGGGGTGGCTCGGCGTGAACCAATTTTTTTTTGCGCGTGCGAGCGCGTGCGCGTAGGCGCGCGTGTGCAGGCACGCGTGCGCGAGCGTGCGCTTTTCCTCCCTACTCTTTAGGGCGATAGACCCCATCAGCGCATAGGCGTGAGTAAATTATGAGAATCTCATAATTTTCGCGATGCTGCTTTTCGATGCTCATACACGCGCGAGGCCCCATCTCATCTAAGAGATTCCGGCGCGGCCTCGGCGGTGCCTAAGCGCGCATACGCAGGGAGGGTTTTCGATGCTGCCTTTCCGATACGCGTGCGTGTGGGGTGCTGAATTGCAGGGTTAATATACCCCCGGCGGTTTCGTCTGTTTGGTGAGACAGATGAGTAAACCAAATACAGTTAATGGAGCGGAATACCCGACTGAC